AAGAAGAGAGAGAGAGGAAAGGGGAGAGAGATGAGTGTAATACCACCTTTGTTAAACTTTTTAGGTTTATGTAGTTGAAAGTATTTATCTCTAAATAATTTTCTAGTTAATACACTATCCATCTTATCTCCTTGGTTGCATAAATTGATAAGTAGAATATGCTCCTAACCCAGCACCTAAAGCTTGTGATACAGGATTTGATCCAGGAGCCGTAGTTGCTGTGATTGTACTTTGTGTTGTAGGTAAGTTGGTCATGATACCTTTTAAAAACTCTATTCTTTGAAAAGGTTCAAACTGTCTTTGTAATTGAGTTTGTCTTGATGCTTCTAATGCAGCCTGACCTAATCCTCTTTGCACGGCGCCGGCTTGTAATTGACTTTGTATATCAGCTAAACCCATTTGTTGTTGTTGAGCACCTAAGGCCCCCAATAGTTGACCGCCTTGTAATTGTCTTTGTCTTTCAGCTTGAGCTGCACCTAAGGCTTGTTGAAAACCTGTTGCTCTTAATTGACCTATGTTTGCTTGTCTTGCTCTTTCTATTTCAGCCCTTTGAACACCTTCTCTTCCACCACCAAAGGCACCTGCTCTTACGGCTTGTGCTGCTAATTGATTTTGCGCAATACCTGCTTGTCTCGTAATTTCATCAGAAACAAATTGATCAAATGGATTAAAGAATTGAGATATTTGTGGAGCAGTTGTTCCTAAAGCAGCAGCTGCTATACCTGCTTGAACAGCAGGAGCACCAACCCCTGTTTGACCGGCTTGTGTAAATGCAGCTTGTTCGAGGCCCGTGGCTGGAGCAACTTGAATACCTGGTAAAGAAACTGGTTGCGCTGCTAATTTTGCGGCCTGATCATATAAGGCTAGTTTTCTAGACTCGACGCCTGGTGCTTCTCTTTGAATATTTTGTTGAGTTCCAGATGACGATCCTCCTCCACCACCGCCGCCAGAACTACCACCAAAAATAAAACTCATATTAACTCCTTAGTGTATAAATATCTTTTTACTTTCCAATTTTTAGTTGTTAAAAATTTTTGCCAACCAGGTCTAGCGTGCACAGCAATTTTTTTACAGTCATGTTGTATTGCAAAATTTTCAATCATATCCGCTGCCTCATCTTGCCAAAGCTCTCTTTTTTCACCTTTAAGTAAAATAACTTCCATTTGATTATAATTAGGCAGTTTCATAACTCGGGTGACGTAAACACCAAAAACTTTATACTTTTCTCCACAGTCAGATCCAAACATTAAAAATAACTGATATGTGCCGTCTTTAATTTTTTTCTTTAATTCTTTAATACTCATTGGATCTCCATCATATTTCAGACCTTCAATAAGATTAAATTCACACAAAGCCCAATATTCATCAACACTCTTTGGATGAATATAAAGCACGCTTACTTCTTTTTTTATTTTAATTTGTTTTGCTCTCATTTAATAAATCGTAAACCCTTTTTAATTTTTTTTGTTGATCATAGAAAAATTCAGCACCTTTTTCTCTCATGACTTTAAAGTTTTTTGGATTAGCACCAGATAGAATACCTGCACCTAAAACAGCATCAGCTCGTGAAACAAATTCACCATCAGCTAATTGTGCCAACATTGTATCTTCGTCTTTGTCACCAGCTCCGCTTCCATCCTCTACATAGCCTTGTGCTCTTACGTAGTTATTAAAATCTTTTTCATCATGTTCTAATTTAGAGGGTAAAAAATTTACACCCCCTTCTTTAAATCTTCTTATTTCTGCCAAACCACCTTTAGCTGCGTAAATTGTTGAAGGTGCGAATGATTCAGATACTGATGGTGCAGCACCAGTGAATGGTGCAAAACCATCACCTAATTTTGCTACTTGTTCATCGTAAGCTTTTTTGTAATCTTCTTCTGTGAATGGGGGTTTTACTTCTGGTTCTTCACCTTCTAACAAACCTAACAAAGTAGTACCAGCAAAAATTTTCTCACCAGTTCCTAATCCTCTTATTCCTTTGCCTTTCATGAGTTTAGCTATTTCTGCTTCCGTAGCCCCTTTACCAAGTTGTTGCTGAGCCACCTCTCTTGAAACTCCCTTTGTGCCCAGTAATCCTGATATGCCTGAAAAGGCGGTGCCTTGACCTATTTTTCCTACGCCCTGGCCTGCCGTAACACCTGGAATCATACCGGCATCCGCAGCCTGTCCAAAAGCATAAGAGGTACCACCAATGATAGCAGCATCTCTTAATGCTCTTTTAGTGGATTTACCACGTAGTTTTTGAACGCCAAAAGTGGCTAATGCTAAAGTAAATGGATCCATAATAATACTATATAGTATTACAATATTACCACTCTAAAATTGCTTAATCAACTCATCAGCAAAGCAGGCTGTATACTGATGCTCTCCAACATGGGTAATATAGTCATTAACTAAACAATAGCATTTACCACCCATATCTCTCCATCTTTTACAAAAGGCAAAATCCTCACCTAAATATGTCTTCGTTTCAGGGTCGTGAAGCGTGTCAAAAAAGTTATAAAAATATTTAACTTTTTCATTTTTACCATTAATTATATTATCTTGTATTATTTCGTATTCAGGATACTTGTCTATCATCTTCTCAAATACAGATCTTTTAATCATCATAAACCCTGTAGGTGAGTGAGTTACCTCGATAGCTTTATCTTTAACTTCAATACTTTCAGCATTAGCAACTTTAAAAGGATATCTATAAAAAGCTTTATATTTTAAATCATCAACAGTTTTAATTTTATTATTTTTAATCATGTACAATGCTTTATCCCAACACATGTCCTTTAGAGCATACGGAACAGATATAACGTCTTTATTTGCTTCTAATAAATTTAGAGCACTTTGAGCCTTAAAACCTATATCTGAATCGATGAATAATAGATGACTAAACCCGCTTTTAAGAAAAGCAGATACACATAGATTTCTCCCTTGTGTTACTAAAGATGATTTATAAAGTTGGAAGACTATTTTAATTTTTTTCTTTATAGCCATTTTTTGAAGCTCTAATAATGATTGAGTATAATGTATGCTAACCTCTGAATGCACTGGCGTGGCCACGAAAATGCTTCTTTCGTCTAAATCTTTTTTCTCGTCAAACCATATTGGTTTAGAGTTTGGATCTGTGCTCATTTAAAAGTCCTTGTAAAAATTGACTCCACTCTGATTTACGTCTATCCCAAGAGTAAAAGTCATTGTAAAATGCTTGCTGTCTTTTTAAGAAATCTGGCACTGTGCCTTTATATAAATAATTGCAAACCTCATCAATAGAAAAAGCAAATAGTTTAGCTAAATCTTTATAATCTTTTGTATAATTAACGTACACTGGCCATTCTGAACATGTTTCAAACAAAGCTCCATAATTAGTTGTAATCATGTGTAGACCAGCTGTTAAGGCTTCTATAGCTGATATACAAGACGTCTCTTCCCAAATACTAGGGAAACAATACAAGTCATATTCTTGTAATCTTTTCCTTATTTCTTCATTACTAACATAACCTACATAATTGACATTAGGCAAAGCTTTTGCTTGCTCATACAAACCTTTGTATTGATCATCGTTGTGCTTTTTAAATTGGTCACCATATATCTGTGTGCTTGAGTATACATCCAACTCTACGTCTTTATTTTTTACTAATTGCATCGCGCCTAACAACACATTTAGTCCACGCCAAGGGGTAGAATGATATATCAATTTAACTTTGTCTTTTCTTAAAAATATTTTTTCTGGAAATCTTTCAACCGCGTTTTTTATAACAGTAGATTTATGACAAGGTATTTTAAACCTCATCCTAAATTTTTCATAACACCAGTGTGAATTAAAAACGTAGAAATCGTATTTTTTATGATTATCTTTGTTGGAAAACCAATCAATTAAATTAGGTTGGTCATAAGAATTTTGTTGCCAAAGAATATTAATTTTATCTTTGCTTAAAGGAATTTTTTCTGGAACTGATGTAGTTATTTGAAAATTGTCTAGTAGATCATTATCTACGTATTTATACAACAATCCATATTGAATCTCAGTCCCTCCTAGAGGATTCATTTGGTGTCGCTTTTACCACCGATTGAAGCTGGAGTAATAATTAGATCTTGTTGAAAATCTGCTGAAGTTGTGTCCGTATTAGGATCAGCTACATCAGCATCAAATTCAGCTTTGTCTTTATACTCCTTACCAGTCCTTTTGTGTTTAATTTTTTCTACTGCATGTGCAGGTATTCTTCTTATTTCCATATTACCGTCCTTGTCCTTTATAGCGTTGTTTCTTCATACTCTTTTTTTTGTGTTTATTCAATCTCTTTGTGTGTCTTCCGGGTCTTTTTTTTGGTGTCTTTTTTGTATAAATGTTAACACCAAAAGTTGGTTTTTTCTTAGCCATTTTCTTGTGATCTATCTATTTGAGCATAACTAATTATACCTTGTAATTCATTTGCAGTGCCAGCAGTCATTTTTAAAGAATCACCTTCCTCTAAAACTAAAGTTTGATTTATAATATCAACAACTTCATTCGCAGGAATAGCTTTGTTTCTAATTCTAAAAGTAGCTGATGCTGAACTATCTGTAAACTGAACTGATAAATTTACAGGTGAACCAGAGGCGTTATCTATTTGTATTTGTTTTACTAAAAATCTAGCGGATGTCGGGGACGTTAAAACAGTTGTTGTATCTGTAGTTGTCAAATTTACTCCTGCATTTTTATATTGTATCGTCATGATATAAACCAGTTGAAGGTTGATTGTTCATTCTTAAGATCCTGCTGATAAGAAGTATTGAGTTGTTGTTTTACTGTATCTAAAGATTGTAAAACTTGTCTTTGATTTTCAGGCTGATAAGTTTCTTTAGGTTCTGGAATGTATGCAGTAATTTTAGCCATTATCTTCTTCCATCAGGTTGAACATCCGCACGGAAAGTCCCGTATCTCCAAGATTGACCTGTGCTTGTGTTTTCTATTTTTAAACTTGCAGCTCTCCCTCTCGCTCTTGTATCAACCTTTTGTGTTGATCCTGAAACAGTAAATGGACCCAAAGGAGACGAAGCAGCCGTGTCTACAGGAAAATCTTTTAAGTTAATTGTAATCTGAGCATCACCAGTTATTCTTTTAAAGTCTGGTATAAACCTTCTAATTTTTGTAAAAAATTCGCCGTTACCATCTAAAGAAAGTTGAAAATCTCCTGACTGAACATTTGCTAATATAGCCGTAGTTCCTGACGTATTTACTTGATCAACACCTTTTTCGTGCTCATAAAAAGTTGATGCGCCATTAGTATTTGTAACACCTTTAATTGTAGGAAAGGTAGGAACCCCGGTCAAATTATATTCTGTAGCGTAAGGATGATCGAACAATTGGGCATCGTAATAAGTCGATCTAGCTAACGAGCCTGTCGTCCAAACACCTTCAGTATAATTGAATGTAACATTTCGATCTATTATGTTAGAACCTGATTTTGGATAGTACCATGTAACCTCACCAAAAAGTGTGTTGTAGCCAGCGTAAACTTTTTTGGCTTGATCAAATTCTATACCTAAGTCTCCTGTGTTATTAGTTGTAAATACAAAATCCTCCACAGAACAATCAAGACTTTTAACAGTACCATCGTAAACAAAAAATCCTCCAGAATCAGCCATCCAATAAACTATACCGTCTGCATAAACAACCGCATGTTTTCCAATTAAACCACAGTTAGATCCAACTTTTCTTATTGAGAATGTAAACGGAGGTCCTACAAATTGAGAAATGTAAGCAGCCGTGTCAGTTAATATAAAAATATAATCCTTACCTTTTACAGCACCTCTAATCTCTGTGCCATCATCAAGTTGGAAAGTTCCAGCTGTATTAGTAGAGGTCGGAGCATAATCTGCTATGTCCTCTTGATCTGAGAATCTAATAAACATTTTATCTTGTTTAGCTGGATCACCTATTGTTGTTTCTGTACCTAAATGAAACAAGTGTCTGTCTTGATCAGAAACAATTGTCATGACTGAAGCAGTTGGATTTCCTGATGCCACTGCTGCTCTAGTTTGAGGAGCGTTTGAATTAACATTGATTGGCTCCCAAGTAAAAGTTTTTCCGTCTAATATTGTCGCTACTAAATTTTGTCCAAAATTATCTAAAGACCAATCAGCTGATGGTAAAACAACTGTGCTGGCAGATGAGGCCTCACCCCAACCAACAAAGTTTGCAGTGTCCTCGACTATCGTTCCGTTAGAATGGGCTGATCTAGTTGAACCGTTAGCACCCCTTGTAATTCCTGTAAGATCGTTCGATGACTTTCCGGTGTACGTTATTAATTCACCCCCTACTAAAATTTCTCCAGTGGTTGGAAATAAAGTTGCATCCGCTAAGGTTATGTTTGTTGCTGAGCCATTGTTACCTTGTGCGTCATCGGCCAAAGAACCATTTAATGTTGAGGATATTGCACCAGCTAAACTACCACTCCATAAACCTGTGCCGTAACCAAAACCAAACGTTTGATTTAACGCTCCTGGTTTGACATATGGATTTATTGATGCAGAACCAGATGCTAAAGCTGTGCCTGAAGAGGTAGTATCCATCGTGATAGTAAAAGAATTAATGTCAGGCGTGGTTACTACTTGAAAAGTTCCATTAAAATCATCTGCAACAAAACCTGTAGGAGCTGAGGTGATTGTGAAAGTAAATAGATCTCCAACTTCAAAGCCATGTGAGCTTAGATTAACGGTGACTGTAGCAGAACCGCTAGATGTATTGAAAGTTGCTCCAGTTTTTGCGGTGTCTAAAGGAGTTATATCGTAAAAAGCCTCTGAGTAATAAAGTATTAAAGCTTTGTGGGTACCGATAACAACATATCTTCGACCATCTAAATCAGTCCATTGATGTTGAGCTCTTGCTGCACCAACAATGGTGCTGGCTGTCAATTGTTCCCAACCACCAATTTTTTCAGGAAGACCATATCTAAACCTAACATTATCACCGT